TTAAACGTACACAGTTTAATGATAAGACTAGACTGGTTTGGGGTTATCCTTATTCAATGACAGCAATTGAGGGTCTCTTGGCTTATCCGTTGCTTCAAAGATTTAAGATGGGCAATACCCCAATGGCATTCGCGATGAAAACTGGGGATCTAGGGACTAGACTTCGGGTTTCGTCGTATCATAAGGAATGGGCATATTCCATTGATATGTCTTCCTTTGATGCGTCTATTAGTGCAAGACTTATTCATGAAGCGTTCGACATCTTGCGGACGTGGTTCCCTGTCAATAATCATGAATATGCACTTGAACCAACTACATTTATGTGGTCGAGCCAGATTTTTGATCTGGTTGAAAACTATTTCATCCACACTCCCATTGTTATGCCAGATGGGAATCTGTATTTGGGAAAGAGACATGGAGTGCCGTCAGGATCATATTTTACTCAGGTTGTGGATTCAATTTGCAACGTCATTATTGCCGGGGCAATTGCAGCCAGATTTAATCTACATCTTGACAAAAAGGACATCTTCGTCTTGGGTGACGACTTACTGATTTGGTCGAATAGGGATATCAGTTTGGATGCCCTTGCCAATTATGCATCGCAGGCTTTTCCCGGAGCGTCCTTTAATCCGAGAAAGAGTCAGAAATTCCATTATGACGAACCTGTGCATTATCTTGGCAGAGACTGGTTTCAAGGAATCCCTGATCTTCCGCTCATGGACATTCTTCAAAGAATGGTGTTTCCAGAGCGCTATAGGAAATATCCTAAAGATCCTGAACACAGGCGGAAGGCTCTCAGGCTTCTTTTCCTATCTTACGCTAGCGTTTACTCGTCAGCGCAAGCTATCAATAGGAAAGTATTTGGAACTGACCTCTGGTACAAACAAGGATTTGCCCCCTTGGAAGTATCAGGTTACTTAGGCGATGACGGTTATGTTGTGCAAGTGCCCGATTATGCAATGACCGGCTTACAGAGGTATCTACACAACTACGTCATCACGGAAAGGTCTAGGGAGTGTCCCACTATGGCAATTCAGTCCTGG